GAATTATGACGATTCTGCACAACCTGTTGACGCGCCACAGCCTATTCAGGAACTTCGTTCCTTTGAAGCTATGACGCCCAACTCGACGGGCGGCAGACATGTCTGGAAGAATTGGGAACACTATAAACGTGTTTTCGATCCTCCTAGGCCTGGCTTGCCGGTTAAACATCCTACCGTGCAATATACAGAGCACGGCGGGTATGTGGGATCTTGGTACTACCTTGGTAGTCATCAAGACCAACTATTCGGGATGCGGGGATTCGGATCAATTGATGCCCCTTTACAAGGGCTTCAACCAATGTACGCACCAGTAGTTGGGGAGGACACGTTTGTTCCTGACCCCAGCAATCTGGCCGAGCTTGAGTCCATGGCTCTAAAGTCCATGTTGCCTCAAGCTAAAGCGGAGTTATCACTGATTAACTCCTTGATCGAAATCAAGGATGTCGTCAGTATCCGCGGTACACTCAAAAGGGTCACTCAACTCTGGGCGAAAATAAATCGTCCTAGAACTAAAGTGACCCTTAGAGAGATCCTAGGAGGTGCTTCGGATGCTTATTTACAGCATTCGTTCAATATAGCACCTCTCTTATCAGACATAACCGCTATTGCAGCGGCTGTCACTCAGCACCAAAGACGTATTAACGCATTGGTGTCTCGGTCCGCGAAGGCTCAGCGTAGACACTTCGTCTATAGCTGGTCCGAATTCAGCTCGCCAACAAATAGTTACGGCCCTTACGGTATGGGTGGACTTCAGTTTGTCTACCCTCCTGTATCAGGCCCTGGCTATTCGTATAGGCAAGTTCATCCGGAGTCTTCACGTTTCCATGCCATGATTGAGTACAACTTTAGTTTTACTCAATACCAGCGCGAGAATGCTCGCGTCCTTGCATTACTAGATAGTCTTGGGGTTAACCTTAACCCTTCGATTATTTGGAATGCATTGCCTTGGTCATTCGTGGTCGATTGGGTCTTTGGCGTAAGTCAATGGCTCGATCAATTCACGATAGCTAACATGGAACCGGTGATAAACATACGCCGGTACCTATGGTCGGTTAGTCGTAAACGAAGGATCGTTTGCCAATCAAGTATTGGAAGCAATCCCTTCGGTTATTCCTACTCAGACCTGGTACCCGCCGGGGTTACTTACGAGACGTCTTACAAACGTGTCGTTAAGTGGCCCAGTCTCAGCTCGATTCTTTCGAGCGGGCTTACTTCGAGAGAGGTAAGTCTAGGTGCCGCGCTGACATTAAGTCGGCGTAGGCGCACTAAACGTCGGTAAACAAAAACAAATCAAGCATGTTAAACAATACGCTTAACACAAATGAAGTGAAGAATCGTCTAGGGGTTGAGGTTGAACTCAGCCGCCTTAGCACTTCGGACCGTCGGACAGAATTCGCCATGATTGGTGAATCACCTGCCCTTCCCCTCCGTCTCTCGATTAGTCATCTTGAGACCGGAAAGGGAATCAAACAACGTCGTCGTTCAGTGGTTCGATTCGACAAAACTGTCGTATCTACCGTTGACTCGATTACGCCTGTTACGCACTCTGCGTATGCAGTTCTCGACGCCCCTGTGGGTGCCGTAACTCATATGCAGGATGCTGCCGATGTCCTCGCGATGCTCTGTTCGTTTCTCTGCACAACTGGTGCAGGAACGACAGTGCTTTTCGATGGCACCGGGAACGGTTCGAAAGCACTTCTTGAAGGTGGATTGTAATCCACAGCAAGGAGTGCGACTCTTCAACTCGTAAGAGTTGTTCGTTTGGTTGGGCATAACCCAAAAATGAAAGTAACCATATGGTCACAAATCAGTTAGTAAGTTGTCTCAACCTCATCAACCGCCATCTCGAGAAATGTGGATGGGAAACGTATCGCTTAGGCCTCTTTAAAAAGGGCAATAAGCAAACATACGTGTTCCCACACCGCATTATTCTCGAAGAGCGGGTGGTGGCCTCTGAAGTTCGTCAATTACTGCTCGACATC